CCAAGATCAGGATCGGGATAAGTCGCTTCGCTTTCGCTTCCAAGTATAACCTTGCCAGCATCTAAAAACCATTGGTAGTTTCTTGTGTTTTCAGAAGAACGCAAACGCATTATCTGAAACTTGTTGTCCATAATTCCAGTTATAGAGTTCTGGTAAATGGCCCAAACATTGTCTTCATCCGATCCGTAAACCGATGCAACACTTAAAAACTTATCTATTCCATTATCATTTGGCTCGCGTTCAAACCAAGCTTGAACTTCCTCTTGCTTTTCTACAACCAAACAATCAATTTGACCATTGTTGGGTAACCAAAGTATTCTGTATGGATCTTGACTGTAAGCAATTTGAGTGTATGCTCGACCAGTAGCTCCAGTGTTTTTAGCGTTAAGCCTAGTCAAGTCTTCAGCAGCGTAACCCCTAGCTCTCCAGTCGTATGACAATTCGTACACACGCTGTCTTTCGGGACTAACAAAAACCACACTTCCACCAACTTGTCTTGGCTGTATGTACGCACTGCCAATTGAACTTTGAACCTGAATTAGGGGAGCAGATGTAGCAGATATAGCATTGTTGTCGGCTCCACGCAAAGAGTATTCTTCTCCAGACGTTCCGATCAACAAAGCATCTTCTCCGGCAAACCATCTAATCTTGTTCTGCTCTACACTAGACAACGTGTAGCTTACGCCATCGCTTGCTAATACATTGGGGACAGAGGTTCCAAAGTTTTTAAAACTGTCAATTTTAGACCCCCAAATAGTTTGCTTGCGATTGTCTGTACCGCCAAACCAAATGCGTCCTTGGTAAAAGCAAATAGCAGCAGGCCATCCTTGTACATTGCTAAATGCACCCTCGGACCATAACTCAGTAGCAGCCACTGCACCACCTGCTGTAGAGTCAAGCGACTCAACCCAATCTGCTGTTACGCTGGTAGAGCTTGTGTATTGAGTGATTTTAAAACTGCCCTTAACCTCAATTGCTGGTGCAGTTATTATTGCTAAACCTTGAGCAGTAGAGTTTGTAAAAGTCCCTATGCTTTTAATGTTATATTGCGCTTTGGGGTTAGACTCACTTCCTGTAATGTTAAAATTATCTGATTTAGTACTACTAACAGAATGAATAAGTTCTTCAGTAGAAAAATTATCAATGGATCTATACAAGCCTATTTCTCCTGCCCAGTCTCCGCTCGTATTAAAAACCCAATCCCCAAAAATAGGAACTGCACCGCTATCCCAGGGGCCAGAACCTGCTGTTTTTAAATCTTCAGTTGCCTTTTGAGCCTCACGTTTTTCGCGTATCTCCCAGTAGCTACCAACGTGACCCGCCTCAAATAATGCAGATGATGCAGTGACGGTTACTCCGGTTCCTACATATCCATTAACAGCCAGCGTGGTTGTGCTAGTGTTTTGCTCAATTACCGGAGGTAGAGTAAATTCAATTTGTTCTATACGCCAGTCGGTTGCTCCGTAACGAGACAGGGTTAGTGGCTCGTAATTTTCATTTACCAGATAGACTACATCATTTACCTGTGCCCTCATGGGGTAGTTCAGGTAAGACGTAAACTGGCTCATTGGCAACGGGATTTCGTAAATGAATGTGCCCGTTGTTTCTGTTTCTGTCAAAGCATGCCAGTTGCTCGATGTGAATGTACCGGCAGATGTTCCACCACCGAGCGTATCAAATGCGTAAACAACGCCACCGTTGCTAACTAACTCGCCATACCTGTATGCCGTACTTGCTTGCCAAGCCGACACATCCCCTATGTCAACCGTAACTTGGGCATTGCCAATAGTGTTTTGAGAACTATCAAAGAAACGCATGTACGTTCCGTCAGTCTCAATAATGTAATTTACCGATTGGCTAAATTTAAATGGCAACAGTATGCTGCTACTATTCTTAGCCTCAGCCGCATACTCAAAGCCCCACATGCGTTCAGCAGGACCATACTTAAGTGGGATGAAGCCCGTGCAAGTTTTGAGGGCAGAATTGTAGTCTTCTAAATCTGTACGCCCATGCAATAGGGGCGACCACAATCCACCGTTAAATCGGTTTATTCTAGTCCACAAACTCATATCGCTCCCTCGCCGCCGTGGTGAAGAGAATCCCAAGCAGAAGAAGCATACATATTGTCGACTGGCCGGCGACGTTGCAGACTATCTGTAAATTTAGCTTCCTCTACCTTCTTGTCATACAGTGAAAACAATCCTTGGGTTAGCCCCTTGTCATCAGCAATAGCCAACGAGCAAGATGCTGCCAAGTGAAGTGCCATAGACTCTATGAGCAAAGCATCAAACAAAGAAGTGTCTTCTTCGTCTCTAATGTAAGTAATCTTCAAAGGAGCAGCCAAGTCAGTGTGTATGTACTGCCCCTTTAGCTCGTACTCCTTAAAGTGTAAATCGTCTAAGTCCGTGTCGCCTATATTGACAAGCCTTAAGGACTCTTGAGGAACTAAATATCTTTTGCTCCATGTATGAACTGGAGCAGTTGCGTCTTCAGAGAGGCTAGTGTCTTTTTTAGCACATCCCCAAGTGTGCGATCTTAGCACTTCTTTTCTGCTAAAATCATACCGAAAGCTAAGAAGCTCAGCCGTTGGACTAGTGTCGGTAAAAGGATCGGTGTACCTTCTTTCCCCCAAATGGGTTGCCGCTAAATTTACTATATCGGTTTTTGTTACTGCCATGCTTCTTGTATGTTAAACCCCTAAGCCCACCCCCCGAAGGAGGTGAGCCAAGGAGACTAGGAAGAACCTAGAATTCAAAGAGCCTATGGGCTCTGATCGCAGAGTACTTCTACTACGCCTTCTTCTTGAACGCGAGTAGCACCAATGTCCTGCTCACACCAAACCTGGTACGAGTAGTTCTTGGTGGGAAGCTGCTCGACGCGAGCGTCGAACGCAGACGTGATGCCAGCTACGAGAGCACTACGAGTGTAGGCAAATGTGCTTGCAATGTCGCTTCCGTCAACGGCAACCAACTGAGTCGGGCAGAACTCGAATCCCATGAAGTAATTAACTTCACCGTTTACGAGAGCCTTAACAGCCGCAAAGTCAGAATCACTAACCTTGTCTACGTTGTTCAACAGATCGTCCAACTGCTCTTGGCGGTGAACGAAGTATTTCTGCTCACCCATTGGTGTCTCATTCTTGCCAAGAATAGACTTGGCTTCGATGAGCTTGGCAAGGGTCAAGCCTTCGTTAGAACCACTCAGGTTTACGACAACCTTCTGCGAAGCAGGAAGGGTAACCGAAGACTCAGAAGTAGATCCACCAACTTTTGCAGTTGCAGCGTCCAGAGCAGCCGCGATAACCGTGGAGTCGTAAGAACGGCCAAAGAAGGCAGAAGCAATTTCGACATACGGTCCGAGGAAGTCGGCAACACTACGATTGCGGTCAGGCATATCAATAAGATCTGCCCAACGAGTTGGGGTTGCGGTCAGTTTGCGAGTTTCGTGTACCGTATCAATATAAGCAGTGTCAGCAGCGCGCGTGTAGGAAGTTCCGCTAGAAATTGCTCCAACCTGGGGCAAAAACATAGCTTCTCCACCAACCATGCTACGCTCAGCAAGCTTACCCTTAAGACGAGAAGCTCCCTGCTGATACTGAATATGTACGTCCGAAGCAAACTTCTGTGAGAATGCGTTAGGATATTGTGAGGACATATTGTAATATAATTAGTTGTTATAGTTCAGGTTTATTTCCTGTTCCCAGTCAACACTGGCAGGGGCTTCCGACACAGGGCATAAAGCTTGTCTGATTGGAATGCCGCATATTATACACCATTTTATTTAAAATGTCAAGTAAAATTTTAAATAATTACCCAAGGGCTAGTTCTGCTTTTTCTTCAAAAAGCTTTAACACCTTTTGATGAGCAGCACGATCTCCATCTCGGTATGCAGTGTAGTAAGGATTGGACGGGTTGTTTTGAATGTCATGAATCTGCTCGTCAATGCTTTGAGCTGACGTTATGCTAGTATTCTCAACACCCCTAATCTTAGACCCCATCAACGTATCATACTGAGACGCTAAGCGAGATGCAAAACCAGGCATGGTCCAGAAATCTGCAACATCCAAACCTAGGTGCTTTGCAACTACCTGAGCCTTGTCTAAAGCCTGCTGGTAGCCATCACCACCTCGTGGACCGAAGTCTGCCTCTAGCGATTGAACTGCTTGCTCTACGCTTTGAGTAGACTGCTCCTGTTGGTTGCTGGCATTGTCTTCAAGTGCCTTGGCAATTTGACCATAAAGCCTAGATGCCTGACGTTGCGAAAGTCCAGCCTCATGAAAGATAGCATCGGTTGCTGCCTTTGCGTCTGGGTCTATACCTTCTGGTGCTTGGTAACCATCGGGAGACTCTGGTCTGCCCAAGGCTTTATAGGCTTGATCCCATACCTCATCGCCATCATTGTCCGTAGGGATGGGCATCTTCTCCTTGGAAAGCATACGCTCCAAGTTAAGATAGGACTTAGCTAAACTACCAACCGAGTTAAACTTATCGCCAAGGGCTTTGTATTTGTCAACATTCTCTCCCTCTTCCAAGGGCAGTCTGTCAAATATGTTTTCCTTAAACGACAAGTCATCACCAATAAACTCTTTCAAGTTTGCTGTGGCAACTGGCTCCGCAGGGGCGGCGGGTGCCGCCTCAACTTGCTCGGTTGCTGGTGCTTCTGTTGTTTCTGCCGCGAGTGGGTTTACTGTTTCTTCGCTCACAGTGCACCTCCCCCGTTTTCATACCCAACATTATACTCATGCTTAACTAAGCCTTCGTACCCATACTCATTAGCACCGTATCCCGCACGAGATTTAGCATCTGCAAATCCACGTTTCTGTGCTTCAACACACTGCTTCGTAAGCGATGGGCCATTTAGTTTTTCCCGATTATCAAGAATAGTATAGCGATGCTTATACTTAACTTCGTAATCTTCAGGGTAGTTCTTACTTAGCCAAGTCACAAAGTCAGGATCTTTATCCCCATGAGAACTCCAAAGTCCTGGAGCATCGGGATAAGCCTCCTCAATGGGCATGGCTAGTCTTTCTTTAAGCGTCGGACCCTCGGGTTTAGACGCAGTTTTAGTGGCTACCTTTTTGGTAACCTTCTTTGCTGTTTTCTTTGTAGGCATTATACTTCGTTGATTATCCGAAATGGACCATCCACTTCAGGTCTTTGAAAGTTCTCAAGCCCCCGCATGTACTCAATATAGTTGACGATTCGGCTTAGTAAGTGGTAGCTTCTAAGCTCGTCATTGGTTACATTCGGGTCTACGCCAAACTGATTCATTCTGCAAACATCCTTAAGGTGCTCCAGAACAGTTTCGCCGTAATCACTATTAAAGCATTCTTGGTATGCTTTAACTAAGTCCTTCTCTCCTTTTTCCATAAATTAAAGACCAGCACCGCTCATTTGAGAGACGGCCTGCCCAGCCATTTGCAATTGCTGCAACTGCTGAGTAAGCATTGCGATTTGCTCATCGCGTTGCTTAAGCTGATCTATCGTAGCATCATCATTAACAATTTCGGCAGGCACCGTAGAGTTAATGGCAATTTCCTTCAGTCCACGTTCCCAGTCAAGGGATCTTGCACCAGCACCTGGAACAAACGCTTCTATGACCTGTGCGGCTTGTGCCACTCTAACCAGACCTTGTGTACGTTGTGACTTAACTGCTAATGCAATGCGACTGTTGTATACTACGCTAAAATTGCTAATGTCTTCAAGCTCCGACTCTTCAAGCAAGTCATCAAAGTCTCCGACTAAAGACATCTGGATAAACACGTTTTCAATAACCTGACTTAGGCACTCGTCTACAATGTTTTGGAAGATTGGGGTAAAAAGTTTAAGCTGTTCCTCCGCCTGCATCTGAACTTCAAATGCCGTTTTCTCAGTAGTAGCAATGTCCTGCTGAGTAAAGAACTTAAACATCTCGTTAAAGAACGCAGAACGAATTTGACCTTCCAATCTACGAACAAACCAGTCAACACTTTGAATGTTAAACGGAACAATGTATGGCTGAGGTACGCCATTAGGAGTATGGGGATCAAACATGATTTCCCCACCGGCACGGTCATCCTTGCGATAAGAACTATCCTTGGGTACTAGCATTGGAGGACGTACACCCTTCTCAACTGCTACACTAATGTCCCGTATAGCACGGTTTAACACGCGAACGGTTGGGTATGCTTGTGTACCTGGAGAGCGACCAAAGCCTGCGTCATGCCTGCTTTTAAGTATGCGTGTGACAATGTAGGGCTGGTAGTACAGACCATCATTGTCTAGGATTACGCTGCTGCTTTCCTTGCAAATGTATACCGACTCAAACGGACGGTTCTCTGGTGCAGCCGGTATGTTGCCCTCGGACCCTAGCCGTGGCTTAACCATGTGAATGATTGTAAACTTCTTGTTACGAGCAGAAGGATGATCGGATTTCATTGCGTCCATGATAACCTCTGGAAGCTCTGCGTTGCCGTCTTCTATGTCGTCCTTGAAGTAGGCGTAAATTTGTTCAGCAGTCTTGCCGTCCCACTCGTGAAAAACAGTGGTGGCATACCCGTCTTCATCTTCACGGAATCTAAACTTGCCAAATGGAATTTCTACAAAGTTAAACGCACGTTTCTTAGATGGCATCATAGCCAAACAGAACGTGCCAAACATACCGCCACTATGCACTGCCTCATGGAATGCACGGTAGAAGTTAGACTGACCAATGCGAGTGCGAATGCGATCTGACGCACCGTTATAGAACATGCGTTCGCTTTCAACAACCTCTGGGTCAAAACTCTGTGACTCAAGCTCTAGCCATCGCTCGTTTTGTGGAGTTAGGTCTGACACAATGCCAGCACTAAACACCTCTAAGGCATCACGGAACGTAGTGTCAAATATGCGAGTGCTGTCAATCTGACCTGCGGTGCGACCACCAATCTGTCCAGACTTACGCTCCTCTCCATAAATTGCTATGTTGTTTGCGTAAGACTTCCACTTTTCCATTTCTGGAAAGTCGTTGAAGTCAGCAAGGATGGCTCTCGCCCTTGATGA